AGTTAGCAACTGCTGCTGATATCGTTGCCGATCCTTCTGCTCCAGATGCATTTGTAAATGGAATCATGGAAGGAAAAGAATGGGTTTGGGATGGAGGAGTTCTTAGAGAACAACTTGCTGAGAAAACCAAGAAGGCTATTAATACTTTAGCTGGTCAAAGTGCTTTAGAGGAGCACAAGTTGGGATTATTCAACAATTTTCTAAATAACCTCTGATTTAACAAATCTATAAATAAGTATAGATTCTAACAGATCTAGTACACACCGTCCGTTGGGAACAATTAACACGACATGGAAAACCTCGAAGAAAACGTAGTAACTAAGGGTGCAGCTAAAGGCGACGCAGCTCCAGCTGGCGTCCCAGTTGAAGACCTTGGTGGACCTACTCCTGAAAATTATCGTCCAGACGATAATTCTGCAAAACTTAAAGATCCTGCTTCTACATTAAAGCAAGTTCAGGATGTTGTTAACAGTAAAGCAACTAAAGCAGAAGAAGCAACTCCAGAAGGAGAAGTTGTTGCTGAAGAAGAAGTAACTACTGATGAAGTAGTGGCTGAAGAAGAAGCATCTACTGAAGAAGTTGTAGCAGAAGAAGAGACAACAGAAGAAGAAGTTGTTTCCGAAGAAGAAACTACTGAAGAAGAAACAATCGCAGAAATTAATGTTGAGGAAGACCTCAAAGCATTAATCGAAGGCGAAGAACTTTCAGAAGAGTTTCAGGACAAAGCAAGAGTAATCTTTGAAACAGCAATTAAGACAAAAGTTGAAGAGATCAAAGAAGAACTTCAAGAATCTTATGCTGCTGCTCTTGTAGAAGAACTAGAAACCATCAAAGGTGGTTTAATCGAAAGAGTCGATAGCTATCTTGAGTATGTTTCTGATGAGTGGATCCAAGAGAACGCACTCCAAGTAGAAGCAGGACTCAAAACAGAAATGACCGAATCATTCCTAGAAGGAATGAAGGGTCTTTTTGAAGAACATTATGTAACTATCCCTGAAGAAAAATATGATGTACTTAATAGCATGGTAGATAAACTTGATGAAATGGAAGGAAAACTCAATGAGCAGATTGAGCGTAATGTAGCTCTTAATCGTAGATTAGCTGAGTCAACCGCAGATGTAATTTTTGCGGATGTAACTGAAGGTCTTGCTGACACTCAGAAAGAAAAACTCGCTACTCTTGCCGAAAATGTTGAGTTTGAAAGTGAGTCAGACTATCGTGAGAAACTTGGTACTTTAAAGGAATCTTATTTCCCTACAAAAGGTACAAGTGCTCCAAAAAGCACTTCTGAAAACTTATCAGAAGAGGTATCTACTGACGAAGTAGCATCACAGGAAGTAAATCCTACGATGCAAGCCTATCTTGGTATGCTTTCAAGAGCTGCTAAAAAGTGATTTCTAAATTATTAATTCAAACAAACAAAGGTAAAAATTCAAATGCAGATGTACAATTCTGAGCATCTACAGGAGAAGTGGGCACCGATTCTAGACTATGATGGTCTAGATCCAATTAAGGACGCACATCGCAGATCAGTAACCGCAATCCTGCTCGAAAACCAAGAAAAAGAATTACGTGAGGAGCGTAGTTTTCTTTCCGAAGCTCCAACTAACAGTACCGCAACAGGTGCGAACGCAGGTTTCTCTGCTGACGCTGCTGCTGGTGGTCCTACAGCTGGTTTCGACCCCGTTCTAATTTCATTAATTAGACGTGCAATGCCAAACTTGGTCGCATATGACCTTGCTGGTGTTCAACCAATGAATGGTCCTACTGGACTAATCTTCGCAATGCGTTCACGTTACACTAATCAGAGTGGAACTGAAGCATTATTCAACGAAGCAGATACAGCATTCTCTGGACAAGATTCTGGATTCGACAATACTAACGGCATGACAAATGCTGCTGTTGGTCTTGGTACAACCGCACAGAGTCCTGCTTCAGATGGAAATCCATCTGTTCTTAACGATTCTTCACCTGGAACCTACAACGTAGGACAAGGTATGAGAACAGACGACGCTGAAGGATTGGGTGAGTCAGATCACTTCAACCAGATGGCGTTCAGCATCGAGAAAGTAACAGTTACTGCGAAATCTCGTGCGTTAAAAGCTGAGTACTCACTAGAACTCGCTCAAGACCTCAAGGCAATCCACGGATTGAACGCTGAGGCTGAGTTAGCAAATATTCTCTCTACAGAGATTCTTGCTGAGATCAACCGTGAAGTTATCAGAACTATCTACAACGTTGCTGAAGCTGGTGCTCAAGCAAACGTTGCCACTGCTGGTACATTTGACCTTGATACCGACTCAAACGGTAGATGGTCTGTTGAGAAGTTCAAGGGTCTTATCTTCCAAATGGAAAGAGACGCTAACGCTATCGCTCAAAGAACTCGTCGTGGAAAGGGTAACATGATTCTAACATCTGCTGATGTTGCTT